CTAGTTTTTCTGACTAATACCCCTTTCATTCCTAGCCTCGATAAGCTCACTCATGATAGCCACACGCATATCACTTTCTAAAATTTCTTCTTTGCTGAATAACTCAGCTCTTACATCTTTCCAGTTACTACCAATTGCACTATTTTTCATTGTCTAAACCTCTTTCTTTTAAGTCTGCTAACTCACGTTTAGCTTGTTCAATCTCTCTTTTTGGTGTTTTCTGTGTCTTTTTCATGAAATGATGGAGTAAAACAAAGCTACCATCAATCCATGCAACAAATAAAATTCTATCCCTTAATGGTCTTAGTTCCCAAATTTCAGCATCTAAATGCTTAATATATGGCTCGCCTGTGCGTGTTCCGTGTTGACTTAACAACTCAATATAATCATTGATTTTATTGAGTTTAATTCTACTATCTTTTCCCTTTTTACTGGCAAGCTCTCGCATATAATCTAAAATAGGCTCATTACCGTTTTTATCCTTGTAAAAATAGATATTATGCACTATTAGCAGCTCTTTCTAAGAACAATTATAACTCAAAAGTTATTATTTGTAAATACTTTAAGTTATTAAATTCTTTTTCTGAGTGCTTCTCCTCGTTTTAATTCTCTCTTGCCTCTTGCAATATCTGATAGAATGGATAAAGTCTCTTCTGCTTGCATGGTATTGTTCTTATGCAGCTCTTGCATTTGTTTGTTTATGCACTCTTTTATCCCAACATTTCCCAACAGCTCAGTAATACGGTTATTAGCGTAACTCTCACTATAACCAGCTTTAATTGCTGATTGATAGCCGTTTCCTGTCTTTATGTACTCATCTGCAAAGCGCCTCTGTCTTTCATTCATTCGCTACCTCCTTTCCAATAAAAAAATCACAAGTATTACTACTCATGATTTCGTTGTAACCGATTAAAAAAGGGACACTTTACGCTATTTTAAGCAGTTTTTCAATGTTATCAAGCAATTTTCTATATTTAGAGTTATCATTTTCATTGTTGATAAGATACTCATTTGCAACGATATTTAGAGATTGATAAAGACCACCCATAATACCTGATTGTTCATCTGTTAGCCCATTTTGTTTTGAATATTTATCATAATACATCTTACAATTCTCATATATACGCTCATTTAATTTGTCATACAGATCAATCATTTTCTGTTTCTTCTGTCTATCATGTTTTCAATAAAATTAAACTATTTATAAATTATAAACCCTATATTAAGTCAGTTTTAATCCATACAATAAAATCCCCATTTCTGGGGTTAAAATAAGTAGTCGGACGGATTTGCACCGCCATTTCTCTATGATATAGAGCGTATTCCTTCTTCAAACCACTGCCCTACTTACCCTGTTCTTATTATCTCATATCTTGTTGACTTTAGCAATGAAATCAATTTCTTACTAACTTATGATAAGCAGATATATCAGATAATGGAATAATACTAAAATACAAGTCAGAATAAACATCAAACCATTTATTAAGATGAGTATAGGCTGGACTAGGACTTAAATACAAAATCTTTTGACACGCGCCGATAACATTTATATTCTCATAAACATACACTTCTTTCACTGTTTGCAAAACATCATCTTCACTAGTTTGTACTCTAATATCCGTTATCTGCTTAATAGTACTGTACTTTTGATATGCTAACATATCTTGATTTTTAGCAGCATCAAATATTTTTCGTTCCAACACGCTATATTTAGGATTTTCTTTATCTTTCAAAAAATACCATTTAAGCCACAAAATCTTTTCACGATGAATAATTGAAATGCGTTCAATTTTCTTTTTTGTCACCGATACCTCCTAAATCAATATCTACTGCATCATACTCACTAGCCCATTCATCTACGATTACCAAAGGCTGCCCTATTTCACCAATAAGAGCCTCTTGTTTCTTATTCTGATGTCTAAGAAACTTGATACGCTCCTTTTGCTCTTGAATATCCAGATCATCTTTCTTATACGCTCCAATTATGTTAGAGATCCATTCAGCAGCTCTTACATTACCTTTAATGGCTTTTTCAAGCATAACCACGCATAACAATGTTTGATTATCAGCATATAATCCCATCTCTTCTAGCTTTTTCTTTAGTCGCTCATCCGAAACATTCATAGTCAAAAGTTTATCCAAGGTCTTTCTTAAATGGGCTTTCTTTCTCCTTGCTTCCCCTGATGCCTTACCACCTTTACGACTGATTGCTATTTGTTCTTGCCTGGTTCGTTTGGTAACTGGTATTAGATTTTTAGTGTTTCTCATTCAATTCCTCATCAATACCTAAACTGTTAAGTATTTTTGGACTTCTATATCAATAGATTTTAAAGAATTTTCAACGATTGATTTATGAATTGCTAAATCAACTTTATCACCATTTACTTTTAAGCCCTCACCAAAATAATCAATTCTTTTTGTTAGGAGATGAAATAAAGCTTCAAGTTTCTGCTTATTGTCATATTTATCAATATCTATTTCAATAAAGGTCAAATTCGTATCGTTATGTATAATCTCCAACAACTTTTTAATTGCTAGGGGTTTATTTTTATATTTCTCCAGATAGGAAAGCATCTCCTTACTTGATAATTTCATGGTAGATAGTAAACTCAGTTCAGCTACATCATCAGCTGTTACGGATTGTCCTGCCGTTTCATATCTGGCCAATTCATTCTTTTTCTCTACTTCTAGCTACTTATAGAGTGATTGTGAAGTGTTATAAGAGAATGTATCTGCTTCTTTTTTATAATTTTGGACCTCTTGATCAGCCCATTTCTGACCGATCATTCCCTCAGCAAGTTTCTTTTGATAATCCTCTTGCATAGCAACGTAACCACTCATAAACTCGATCTTTTTCTTCCCAAATGCCTTAATGTCATCTTTTAATGTTGTCAGTGTCATATTTTACCTCCTTATGACAAGTAAAAGAGGCATGACAAAAGAGTATTAAACTCAATTATCATGCCTCTAGTTTTTCTAGTCAGCCTAATTTTTCTCTTTTCTGAGTTTCCAAAAATAATGGTTGTCCATCTTGTGTTTTGATGGTTAAACTACCATATTTCGGTAACTCAGCTTTATTTATTATACCATCTTTTGAAAATATAATAAAGCCTTGTTCTAAAATTTCAAGAATTGTTTTATCGCTATTTTCTAACATTTTAAACCTCATTATTCTAAACTATTGTAATCCAGTATCTCTTAAGCGCTTAGTAATACTAGCTCTTCTTGTTTCTACATCTAAAATACTACCCTTTTTAATATCCCAAAAGCCAATTTTTGATAAATTCCCTTGGTTCATCCTTGGTTCATCTTCTCGCCTCCATAACTTCAAGCCATTTTTCAATCTGTCTTAGCTACCGTTTAGTGATATAGACCCGGTGTTTGTAAGCCGTAGCCCAAACATTAAACAGCTAGACGAAAATGCCAGCTAGAAAAAAGTAGTAGGGTTAGGATTGCACCTAGTAGTTCACTCATGTTTATAACTTCTTGTGTTGTGCATTGCTGCTGATAGCTGCTGTAAATTGATCGATATTTCGTGCCTGTTTTTCTTGATAACTAGAATTGGGTAAATTTTGGTTAGTATCTTTCATGATTTCTTTAAAAGTTTTAGTAGCTCCTAAGTATAGCTTTTCTGTGTAAGCAAGATATGCCTGTTGCTCTTCCTCTGTCGTAAAGAATGTTTGAGCTTGTCGCTTGAAAAAGGCCTGCCTCATTGCGTCAATTTCAAAAATGCCAGGGCTGAAAAAGATACCCGTTGACTTATTAAAAAGTTTCTCTAATTTGCTACCGTCATTCAGTTCGGGCAATTCAACCCAAAGCAACCTGGCTAAATCCTCCTTGATAGCCCCTAACTGAGCAGATAGCAAAGATAAATCGACTAAGTTATTTTGCTCTCCGATTTGGTGCAAATCATCGGCGATTCTATCTAAGTTTTTTGTTAACATTTTGTAAGTTGATTTTGTTGACATGCTGTTTTACCTCTGTTTTTTAATTTTTTCTGTGTAATGACCCTTGTGGGCTTTGTCCGTGATTAAAAGACTTTTTTCTTGTCTGCTTCCTTGTACAATACTTCTTTTTGAAAGCCTAGACTGTCCCCAGCGGATAACCGCCCCAAACTTACCAGGTCGCCCCGTGGTCATGTAAGCCTGTGCCAAAATGACAGCCTAGCTGTGTGTGATTTTCTCAGGGTGGTTTAGTTTTCGCTAATGCTGACCAATACCTAATACTTTTCTCCGCCCAGTTTTAAGGGTTACCGCCTCCGTATGGTTAAAAATTCCGCGCAACCTAAAAAGGTAATCGGCGTTTGTCCTCTGCTGTCTCAGGATAGACAAAGAATTTTTCGCCCACACCCTCCATCAATCGGCTTACGATAGCGGGGTCATAGATCTTTTTCAGCTGCTCCCCCGTTAGATTGGTATTGATAATGGTGCGTGTCCTGCTATCCAGCAACTCAAACAAAAAACGCTGTCGACTGTTGGCTGCTTCCTTGCCTTGATTGCCAAAGGTTGACTCTTTCCCTAGGTCATCAAGGAAAAGAAAATCAACGCTGGCCAGTAACTTCATCATCTGCCCCTGCTTTCGCTGATTCTCGTTATAATCAGCACCGCTCTCTATCTCTCGGAAGAGGTTAGCCACGGGATAAAAGAGTACGCTCTTTGGCTCTCTGATGGCCTTAAAATCCTCGTTGAGCTTTCGGGCAATACTTATTGTCAAGTGACTTTTCCCCACGCCGTGAGAACCCTGTAAGATTGCGTTGCCCTCTCCGCCATGCTTAAAATAATACTCGTTCAGGTATAAACCAAAGTCACGTGCTTCCTTGTCGGTGTCATTGCTAACTGTAAAAGTTTTGTAGTTAGCTTCTTTCAGCTTAGGCGGTATGATACTCTTTGACTCAAACAGCCCGTATGTCCTAGCTAATTCAGCGTTTACCATCTCGTTTTCTATTGCTTCTCCTGATTGTTGCGCCTTTTTTATTTCAAAGCATTCAGGACAAGCATAAATATAATGTGGTTCTCTGTTATCTGCTGCTCGAACCTTATTTACTATTTGTCTCAAGTAAACATTGTGTATTGTGCACATTTTATCACTGATTTTAACAGGTTTATTTATACTACCACCTGCGTTATATTCTTTCTGCATATCACACCCCCTTAGAATGGCAGATCGTCCGCTTTGCCTAATTTATCGAAAGAAACACTATCATTTTTTTGACCCTGTTTCTTTTGCTGAAACTGTCTCTGTTCATCCTCCACTTGTACCATTGTCTTAATGCCGTTCTGTCTCCAGTTCTTGAGTATTGAATTGATATAGCTAAAAGATCGCTTGCTGTTATCTGCTGCTTTATCAATAGCTGTTTTGATAACCTCTAACTCCATACCGTCAAGCGTGAGATAGTCTGTTAAGATTTGATACTGTTGTCCGTCCATAACCCCTATACGTGATTGGTAGTAACTAGAAATTTCAGCAGCAGAAGCAGAAGAAAAAATTTTTTTCTCTTTCTCTTCTTCTGCTTCTTCTTCTAACTCTATCTCTATCTCTTTCTCTATCTCTGTTGGACATGAGTTGGACATTGGTTGGACATTTTCCAACTCAGTTGGAGTTTGTCCAATTTTTCTGTTATCTCGCTTGTATTTGGCCCAATTAGTTTCACTCTCTAACATAGCTCTAGCTTGTGGTAACTCCGCATTTCCATCTATATCTATTTGGATAAGCCCGCACTTTGAAAAGTAGTCTATTGTTAGACTAACATCATCTTTTGAAACATCTAATCTTATAGCTAATTCCTCAATTAGGTTTTCAAAGTACCCCTCATAGTAAAGAATACAATCTGTTTCTAAACTTTCCAGCATTAACCGAATATAAATAACAGTCATAGCGTAACCGCCATTGATATTTTTTAGCCTCTTGATAAAAATATTATCAAAAAATTTCTTATCCACCTTTAGCCAAAAATACACTTTGGTTTTACTCATTTTCTTCCTCCGTCGCTAAATACTGCATCCAATCCAAATACTCAAAGTCAGCTTGTTTCATATGATTTTCTATATCAGCCACAAAGTCTAACGCTCCTATAAAGCCCTCATCTCCTAAGAGATTTCTCAATCTATCAATAGCTAAAATTGCCTTATCGTGGCTTTTAATAAATTCTGTCAATGTCATTGTAATACCTCCTAATACACCGTTAGAAACTTAATCACATCAGAAACTCTAAAATATTGTTTCTTACTACTTTCAAAAGGGGATTGATATACTTCTAGGCCTTGTTTGATCCAATTATTAAGTGTTGTTCCAGAAATATCTAACTCATTTTTCAACTCTTTAGCGCTGATCAGACCTGTTTTATTTTGTAATTGCCGTTCAAGTTCTAATTTCTTATTTGCAAGTTTATCTACTCGCTCTAATAGACCTTGTTCAAATTCTATTGAAAAAGCCCCCATGTTTTACCTCCTAGTTATTTCTTTTGCCTGCAAGCTGTATATAAGCCCCGTAGTGAGGGTTTAATTTGTCTGTGGTAGTTTCTGCTTTCGGTTCAAAATAAGGTTCAGAATGGCTCTTAAATTGCCATATAATCCACGTTATCCAAATAAGCAATGGAATAATCAGCAATATCTGCTCTGGTTTTAAGTCAAGTTCTTGTATCATTTTGATTTTCTCCTTTATTTTTGGTAAAATTAAGATAGTAATATTTGACAAGGGCGCGTATTGTCCCTTGCTAAATACCTAACAACAATCCGCTTGCCTGCTGTTTTGTTGTTAATTTTGTTCTAGCCGTGCAGTTCTATTTGGCGATGGATGTACGGCTTTTTTCTTTGCTCTGTGAGCCTACACCTTAAGTTTTCAAATTAATTTAGTAGTCTTTTGCTAGCCATTCCATTACACTAGCATAAATCCTTTTAGGTGCTTTATAGTCGCCTGCTAAGATTTTAGGAACCGTCCGAGGAGCAACTCCAATAGCAAAAGCAAATTCATAATTCTTTAATTGCAAATCTGCTTTTTTTCTACGTATAGCTTTCGCTTGTTCTTGTGTAATAATCATCTTTTACCTCCTTTGCATTTCATTCTCATTTCAAGAACAAGTTAATTATATATTCTATTTATAAGAATGCCGAATGTACTTTATTCTTTTTTTGAGAATTTTTCTTTCAATAATTCCGGATATATGATATACTCAAGTTAAAATACTATTATCAAAGGAGGTTACCGCGTATGCCAAGTCAACCCAATAGATTAAAAGAATTACGACAAGAAAGAAATATTTCACTAAATTCGTTTAGCAAAGAATTAAAGGAAAAGTATCAAATCTCCCTATCACCTAGCCAATTAATGTATTATGAAAATGGTAAACGTCAACCGAGAAATTCTGAAATCTGGAATATTCTAGCTGATTTTTTTGGTGTACCTGTTGCATATTTACTTAACTTTATAGATGACAAAGAAGAGAATATAATTGACTACAAAGTTGAAGATAAAGAGTTAATAAAACAAGGACGAGAGTTGGTTAAAATGTTGTTGCCAAACATTTCTCTTGAACAATTTGAAGAACTATACCACAAACAAAGTGCGCTCCCACCAATTACCTCAACAAATAGTAATGGAATAACTAAAGAAGTTGACACGTCTTATATTGTTCATGAAAAACTAACTCACATTTATTGGTTTATAGGTGTCGCCCCAAAAGAATATCAAGAAATGTTAGCAAAATGGTCTCTACTCAAATTTGAAGAACATAGAAGTATTATAGAGTTACTAGATATTCTAATCTCATATAAATTGGACTACTCAAAAAAGAATAGAATACCATTACTTTTGTCACTGAAAATATATTTTACAAGTCATAATAAGCTAGTTCATGCAAATTATAAAACAGTGCATTAACCTTAACCATGTATAAATACCTAACAATAATCCGCTTGCCTGCTGATGGAAAGGTAAAAATACATGAATATCAAACAAATTACAAAGAAAAACGGTACCATTGTGTACCGTGCTAGCGTTTATCTTGGAGTAGATCAACTAACGAGCAAAAAAGCTCGTACAACTGTTACAGCAGCCACTAAAAAAGGCGTTAAAATAAAAGCGCGTGATGCTGTCAATAACTTTGCCATGAATGGCTACACAATTAAATCTAAGCCAACTATAACAACCTATGCGGAGCTTGTATCTCTTTGGTGGGATAGCTATAAGAATACTGTCAAGCCAAATACAAGAGAATCTACTAGGGGACTTCTCAAAGTCCATTTAATACCTGTTTTTGGCGATTATAAGCTTTCTAAACTAACAACGCCTATTATCCAGCACCAAGTAAACAAATAGGCTGATAGGGCAAATAAAAGCTAAAAAGGGGCATATGCTAACTATAACTTATTAAATAGCGTAAATAGTCGTATTCTCCAATATGGCGTAACTATGCAAGTGATAGATCATAATCCAGCGCGTGATGTTATTGTTCCACGTAAACAGCAAAGAGAAAAAGAAAAATTAAATACTTTGACAAACAAGAACTAAAAGAATTTTTAAATTACTTAGATACACTCGATCAATCCAGTTATAAAAATCTCTTTGATATTGTCTTATATAAAACTTTGTTAGCTACTGGATGTCGTATCGGTGAGTTGTTAGCTCTTGAGTGGTCTGATATTGACCTAAACAAAGGAACTATTAGCATTACCAAAACAATTAACCGATACAATGAAACTAATAGTCCAAAGTCTAAATCTGGAATAAGAGATATTGAGATTGATAAAGCTACTATCCTTATGCTAAAACAATACAAAAAGCGCCAACAAATACAATCATGGCAGCTAGGGCGCTCTGAAACAGTTGTATTCTCTGTATTTACAGAAAGGTACGTTGAAACCAACGCATTACGTAAAAGACTCAAAAAACATTTTAAAGCTGCTGGAGTATCTGATATAGGATTTCATGGTTTTCGTCATACTCATGCTACTATCATGTTATATAGCGGTATAGAACCTAAAGACTTACAATATCGCTTAGGCCATTCTAATATTTCAATGACTTTAGATACCTATGTTCATGCTACCAAAGAGGGAGCAAAAAAAGCCGTCTCAATATTTGAAGCAGCTATCAATAATTTATAA